TTCTGCTCGATAAACTTTGCTAGTGCTTGCATAGTTGCTCCTTAGTTGCTGTGTGTAAGTGTATATTATAACATGGTTTTACCAACCTGTCAACCCCTAATGGACAGTTAAAAAAGAATTAAAGGAAGTTCTTGACACGCATCACCAACTTGCGTCAAGACCTCATTACAGCCTAGCGGTCCGCCGCCTTCCTGGAGTTTGATAGTCCTTATCCTCGGGCTCGATGGTGTCTCGCCTTACTTTAGGACCCTCCTGCTTCATGGGTATCCGGGTCGTATCACCCTTCGTTCACCCCTAGCGGACTAGGTAACCTTTAACTCTTTTCTAACTGTCCATGTGCTTATTATAGCAAGGTTTTACCAATCAGTCAACCAAATGCTTTGTATAACCCTACAGCCATTGTGGCTAAGCCTGCAACGTTGACTGCCATCTGTGGCTTATTTGCCACACGGATGGTCCACGTCAAGAACAGTGCAGTTCCCACAGCGAACGCGGCAATGTTCCAAATGTCCTTGTGATAGGCACTGCCCATGGTGTTGAGCACGTGTCCCACAGTGATGAAGAACGCTCCTGTCCACTGTAGTACTTCATTCTTATTAATAGTCATGCCACATGTCCTGCATCAAGTTCCCAGCTGATGTCCTGGAACTTCTTGTACAGCCTGTACACATCCCGCTTGGCTTCAGTCAACGCCATGTCGATGAGGTCTTCGGCCGTCCCGTCAGTAAGGACTTCGCGGGCGTCTTTGTATAAGCATCCGCCCAGGAACTGTGAACTGAGTTCGATGTTCTCAACCATAACTCGGACACGGAGCATGAACCAATCAAGGTTCCCGCACTCGATGTCGCTATACATCTCTTTGAGGTCGAAGCAGGAGTCATCGAAACAGTCTTTTGGGTCCAGGTCTTCATAGGTCTTCTCCACAATGATATCAAAGCCGTTGCGTTCGTAAACTGCCAGTTCGTCGTATTCGCGTGTCATGCAGTGCCTTCCATTTGTCTAATAGTCACATCTTGGATCTCTACACTTAGGTTCCACTCCAAAGAGCTGGCCCTGGCAGGATAGTCTTCTACCAAAATCCTTGCTAACTTAGCAAGACTCTCATTGCTCATGAACGCCAGTTCACTGGCCAATAGTTCTAGCTTGGTCATTTTGTTTCCTTAGTGTGTTGCGATGTGTGTATTATAACAGGGTTCTTAGTCCCTGTCAACCGCCTTAGCAGTCTGCGTCAAACGATTCCCACTCCTGGGCTTCGTCGGGCTGGCCGTCATCCTCATCCTCTTCGTCCAGGATGTCGTTGCTTCGCATCATGTCCGCTACATCGTCCTCGCTCATGTAGCTCAGTGCCATCTCTGCAACGGCTGTGGCGCTGATCAATCCCTCGTCCATCATCTCAAGCAAACGTGTAGTCTGTGTACGCATATCAACTCCTTGTTAGTGTAAGACAATTATAACACGGTTTTACCACAGTGTCAACCAAAGACCCCACAGGGCCTAAGGTCAAGCAAACTCTCGATCTTCTACAAGAGACAGCATGTTAGCCGGCACTCGCCACAGAGTCTGTCCAGTGTCCACTGTGACGAACTTGATAGCGATCTTGCGTACCTTGCCCCGAACAGTCTGCCTCATTTTGGTGCTGGTGAAGCTGACCTCGTCGCCAATGTGCAGGCTTCGCTTGTTCATGTCCGTAAGCCGCGCCCGAGCAAACTTCACAGCGTCGATGATTGAGATCAGTTGATCGTTGGTGAAGTTACCCTGCAGGATCTCTGCGTTGACTGTTTGAATGCTCATGTCAGCTCCTTAGTGTGTAAGTGTGTATTATAGCAGGTTCTAATAACCTTGTCAACCATCTGGTCTTTACGAGCCACAGCCCGCCATGCCCGATTGGCCTTGGTCCATTGTAGATGATTGGTGGTAAAGCCCGGGAACCGATCCTTTGCCCAGATCACAAAGTTCAGTCGTTCAATCTCGTTCTTCATTACATGCTCCAGTAGAGCTCGCTTGAAGGATCACATGAGCGGGGAGTGTCATGTGCTATTTGTACGTCTACACCCGTCATCAAGTTCTTCACAGTCTTCATTGTGGGTACAAACTCAAAGCGCCAGTCAGTGCCCGGATATAGGTCACGTGACATGTCACGCATCTCCCGCTCCAAGCCCTCCAGTGTGCGGTCCTGCCACACAGTGGTGGAGAACAGTCTCTCGCCAGTCTTGCAACGGCGGTCCTTCTTGTAGCAGTACATGGTGTAATTCTGTTTCATATCGCGCTCCTTTGTGTGTATTATACAGTCACGCCGCAATCTTGTCAACTGCGTCCTGCATCTGTTTGAGAAAGGCCTTCTGCTCCCGCTTGGGCAAGTAATAGAACATAGAGTCCGCCAAGCTCTCCATGTAGCCCGCAGAGAACGCCCAAGTGTCCATCTCCGCTCGTTTGGCAGTAGAGAAAGTCTTGAGCAGGCATTTGAACTCTGACTGTGCATTTGAACTAAACATTCGTCGCTCCTGTTTCGTTGTTGATGTGTTTATTATACAGTGGTTTTACCAACGTGTCAACCTTCGAGCCAACAATCCCTGGCTTCCTGTGTGGTTATTGTTTCCCCACCAATATAGTCACCATGGAAGCCGCCCTTGTTCTCTAAGACAAGAGCCTGCCCCATGTAGCTGGACTTGATCTCTACGATCTGTCCGCTTTGTTCAATGTCGGCTTTAAAGCCCACCCAGTCACCAATGGTAACAGTCTGTCCCTCTACTTTGGCTGTCTTCATGTCAATCTCCTCTTGTGTCAGTGTTTAAAATGGGCTTGAGCAACCTGCGAAGCTCAACTTCTCTCTTGTGCGCGGCACCCTTGCCACGTATGACCTCATGCACGTATACTTCTATCTCTGACTTGTCAGCCAAAGTACGAAGCTCTGCACACAAGAGCCAGTTCTTGGTCTCTGTCTTTGCACGATAGAAATGCTTTGCGGCACGTGACAGTACACTCTTGTTCACTGTAGACTCTGTCTTGGCAGTGACGCCTATGTAGTTCTTGCCATTGACCACGAGCTCATATATGATATGATTGCGGTCTGTGCGCTTTTTGCGGGTTAGTGTTTGTGTCGTCATAGTGTATTATAGCAAGGTTTTACCAATCCGTCAACCAAAGACCCTACAACAAGACCGTGTACTAAAAGCCACACTTGACGGCACTCCAAAAAGACACTATAATACACACATACACTAAAAAGGAGCTCCTATGTTAAGTACTGCATTTAATACACTTGCTAAAGCAAAACTTGTTTATAATCGCAATAAAGAATTATATAAACTAGTTGTCGCATTTAACGTACATACTAAAGTAAAAGATAATGGAGATATTGTGCATATATTCCCTACACAAGCAAAATGCGCTTATGTTAGCGGAGATATTATATATGAGGAACTGCAAGCAGAAGTAAGTCGCTTAACAGACGTTGCAAAACTGCAATTACGTACAGATAATATAGAATTTGTTTAATAAAAAGGAAATACCATTATGTTAGATTATAAACAGCGTTTAGATAATGCAATGTTGCAATTACAATTCATTATCGATGAAGATTATGAAGATAATGATAATGTGCAAGACGCATTTAATATGCTTGCCGTAGTATTAGATGAAGAAACTGCTCGCAGTATTAATAGATAATCACAAAAGAAAATAGAGATAATGCATAATAACATTATCTCTATCGTCAGTATTCAATATACGCAGGTGTCGTTATCGAATCCCCGCCAACTTATTCCTATTATCTCTCGATAATGAGCCCTAACCGCTAGAAGTTTATATGGTTATTGGTTTGGCGCAGTAACGGTTAGACTATATCACCCCTCAACTTGTCTCGAAGATCTCCCAGACTTCTAGCTCCTGATCCCCACTGACAAGTATATATCCTGCATCCTCGGGTTTGTTACTCTATTTACTGTATATAACTCTACTGTATATATGGTGGGACTCCTGTGAGTCGAACACAGCACCAACGGATTATGAGTCCGCTGCTCTAACCAACATGAGCTAGAGTCCCGTACACAGTATACACTACTCTGCATACAGTAATTATACACTAGAACTGGTTCAAGAGCAAGTTATCAGTGTGGATAATTGTGGCAAAAACGTGACAGAAACCATGGAAAATTGGTGGAAAAAGGCCGGAATTTGGTGGATTTTGGCCCAGTTTGACAGCCTTTTCCACGGTTTTTTAGGGTAGAATTCTTGAGGTCACGGTGGGGTTGAGAGGCTATAGTCAAATACTTTTCCACAGTCTCCCAAAGTTCTCCACTGTCCCCCACCAGGCCCCTACAGCGGGGTATTCACGGTTCGGACACTGCTTTCAGCTCACCAACTAGCGTTGTTGAACTGCTGGCAGACGCAGATCCTAGAGACCGTACAGCGGGGTATTCACACTATACACACATTAGATCTACAGTATATATGCTTTGGGCTACAGCGGGGTATTGTTGTATACGTGTTCTATGCTATACTAGTCACATACACACATGTACACACTCATTGTGAGTTTATGTATATATATGATCTAGTCGCTCTTTACAGTAGCATCGGGCAGTTTCATGTATAACTATATACACTATGAGATTATGTTGCGTACACACTTACTTGGAAGGTGATCAGCTAGATCGTTTTGATCCCATAGCTGTATACACTCACATGCAGACCATTGGTGTTTGTATTCATGTACGGGAAACTGATCTATTCTGGGCTTACTTGTTAGATCCTGAGTTGACTCGACGTCGTGAACAAGACTTATACGAGTAAAGAGAGTTTACTTATAGCTCTTTTCTTCTACTATACTACTGCCCGTTTTAATATTAATATCACGTTTGATCTGTGCTCTGACGTCGTTCTTTAGGTACACTTCTCTGCCAGCAGCTATAAACGCACGATCAAAGCGGCCATTGCCTTCGCACTCACGTTTGAAGTTCTCTATGTCCCATAGCGCACGATTTACCGCTTTGAGCGTTTCACGCTCATCCTGTAGGGGTGTTTTAATTAGTAGGTTACTTAAAATCTTGTTGAGTTCATCTAACTCGTAGCGGATGTTCTCTAGTTTGGCTTGGTCTTTGATCAACTCTTGTTTCAGCTCAAGAATAGTGATCTTATCAATTAACTCGCCGAGGCTTATGGGTGCTAGTATTCTCATGTTATCCTGCTCCGAATATACGGGCTTGGGGTTTGAGTTCTGGATTGTGCAGATAACTCCAGTTGCCCAATAAGGTTGCTGACAGTTGTATATGATGCTGGGGGATGAAGTAGCGTTCCGGACCCTGTATATCCAATCCATCTACTAGGTTAGCGAACACACTGTCAGTCATTATAACCACTTCTGCACCCTCTATGATCTTGATCCAATCAAAGATGCGGCCCTGATTTGATATGGGTACGGTCATCCAACCCTCGGGTATGATCTGTGGATCGTAGCGCACAGTCTGCTCACTGCTGCTTAAATGGGTGACCACATAGGGTGGGCTGTTCTCACCGATGAGTTGATCATATAAAGCTGATTCTCTCCCTGGGTCACGGGTGATACACTCCGGTAAACGTAGCTTGTCTTTGAAAGGCACACCTGCACGTATGTACTTGTACTGATCAAAGGCCGTGTGTTGGAACCAGGGCTCTTGGACAAGATGTGGGTGTCCTGTCAATGCTTGATACAAGCATATGATCTCGTCACAGCCAAAGTTCTTTAGGCGTTCTCTGGGTATGTCATAGAAGAAAGGGCCTTGATCCGGGGTAATGGGTATCCACTTGACCCAGGGGGCCTGTGCTGTGAGTTGTTCTACCCAGGCATCTACTATGGGCCAGTGTACGTGATACCCTTGTTCGTGGAAGTTCAGGGCTATGGGCAAGGCTATGATGATGTCACCTAGGCCCCGTGTTTGTATGATTCCGAGTTTCTTAGACAATTTGGCTGTTCCTTATCTTATATACTATTATATATGTATTTAATTGTTTGATCAACCTGTCAAATAAAACTAGGGCTAAATAGTTGATTATGACTTTACCCATTTCTCCTGGATCAACTGCCACTGTGGCTGTCGCTGACTACATGGACAGCTATACCATTGTCAATGACATCATTGGTATTGGAGAGAATGGCTACGGTGTTCCACTGCTGGTAAGCGGTCCTGTTACTACCAAAACTAGGATCAAAGTCCGTGATTGGAATTATCTACAGAGCGATCTTAACAGCATATTCATACACGTCACTGACGCAAGCACAGCCACTACCACAGTGACCAACACCACCACAGTGAGTAGTACCCTGAGTAACGCAGTCTATGCACAGATCAACGAAATTGAGCCTCAGAGATACGTCTGCCACCCTAATCAGTTTTTTGCGGATCCTGTGACCAATGAAACTTGGAACACCACCAACGGTACTAGTACTAGGACCTTGGTCTGGGACATGGAGGCCACTTCTGAGATCACACACAAGGTCAATGCAGCCTGGACCACACCATTGACTGCACGTTATTTCTTTAATCAAGGCGGATACTTCATTTACAAGCCATTTTACGTCAATACAGGTACTACAGCAACCATAGACACACAATGGGTTGGTTTTATCGACTATGTTAAAAATCAAGGGGGGTTTCAGTACACTAGACCCTATTTTGTCAACCCCGATACCTCTGTGGTTACTAAAAGTTGGTCCAGCGGAACCCTTAGAATATCTTTGGCAGTAGAAAGAAACGCAGCCAAAGATGAAATATTGTTCACGGTCAAGTATAAGAGACGTGATCTAGAGATAGTACCGAATAGGGGCTATTGGAATATTGTTATATAACTTGAGACTACCCCATGCCTTTCCCACAAGACCCCAAAACATTTACCCTTTATAACTATGGTACTGGTACGGCCACGGTCAGTAGCCTAGTATTTGCCACTGCCGATGGCACACAACATCGAGCCGACCTTTCGGGCTTTGGTGCCAGCACAACCTATACCAATCCAACACTTACAGGTTTAGCAGTTAGTCTAGCACCCGCTGCCAGCATACCTTTTACCCTGGACTATACCAACTCTAGTGGAGAGTTGACGTCTTATCGCAACATACTAACAATCAACGGAACAGTCAACGGATTTTCAGATCAAGCCAGTTTAGATGCTGATGTAGTTGTATCTTCTGCTCCTGTAGTTGATGGGGGTGGAGGCGGCGGCGAAGGTGGCAACGCCCCGGGACCCTGTGGCGATGACGGTGTCAGCGCCTCGTGTTCTGCGTCAGGTGGTGCAGGCGGCAGCAGTGGCGGATGTGTGATAGCAACAAGTTTGACTAATTTAGGCACATGGTCTATGACTGAAAAACTAGAATTAATACGTTGGTGTGAACAGTCTTTGCACAACACGGTATTAGGAGAAGCATTCAGAAGAGGCTATCAGGTTCTTGGATCAAGATTTATTCTCCCAGTATTGTTCAAAAATGGAACTGGATTTGCATCTAAATATGTAGAATGGTCATTTAATAATGCCACAAGTATGTTACGTGGAAATCAATACAATAAATTATCCATACCAAATAGCATTGTTTGGTTAACAGCAATGACTTTAACCGGAGTTGTTGTGAGTAAAAGATATGCAAGAAAATCATGGATATCCTTGTATAGGAAAGCCAAATAATGTTCAGTGCCTTTCTAACTAAATTAATATAAATTATGCCTTCAACATCGACAGTTTCCGTACCTATTCAAAGCTACATCGGTTTTAAAAGACCCGATGGCTCTGCCGTTGGAGGGTTTAGTGCTCCAAGACCCGTTCTACAAACTACAGAAACCCTAGATGGTGCAACCTTTGCAGTCACGGGTGCTACGGCCAATTCAAAGATGTTATATGTTTCTCCACTGGCCACATTTACCTATTTTCCAAACACGACCAGTACAGCACAGGTGGTAACTGTGATCAACAGCGGAACTCAAGTAGTTAAATTATTAAGGACTACATCAACAAACTATGACACAGAAGCAATAGTTGATGTTGACATTAGTATATTGCAACCCGAGATATCACCCGGTGGATCTTATACATTTAATCTAAGTTACTATTCTGCCAATGTGGGCGAATATGCTGAATCTCTGCTGTTAGTTTCAAATGCTGACAGCCCTTATTACAGGATAGATACATTTCAAAATGTAATATCAGCTTTTAATTTTAGAGCTTCGCCGACTAGTGCTACATTTACAACCACTGTACTAGGATTAACATCTTCAACTTCTATTGAGTTAGTACCAATAGTAAACGGTGCTGATGATTTAGATAGTGTATTAACCTTCGATGCTTCCTTAACTGGTAGCCCAGGTTGGACTTTTACCACAGGCACTAATTCTGTTAATTTATTTTGGGACCCAGATTATGTTGACAATGTAAACAATACCACAACTGGTTATACATCTACATTGGCTATTTCAGTAGTCGGCGCCGGATCAACTACTATTAGCAATAAGGCCTATGTTGACATTGACTATACAAAATATAGAAATCTTTCTACTTGGTATAGTGCAGGCGCCGGCAACAACAGCATAATTGGAATTAGTTTTGACATATTTGACGGCATTAAAACTGTTACTATTGGTGTTGGTTCAGGGGGTGACGGTGTTCCTATATATTCGGAAGGCGGGAATATTTTTACTGTACTGAAAAATTTGTATATTGGCGCAGGATCTATAGACAAACCATATCCTTACTGGGCAACCGTTTGTAATATTCCGTTACCAGTTGCTGGCACCTACCTCAGTGGTGAACTCAACGACATTGGTCTACCAAAATACGTTAAGAAAACTACCAACGGTTTAGATTATGCTGATTATTTTGGATTTGAACAAAGTGTTGGTTCAATGTTTGTTGTAACATATAATGGATATGATCTAGTAAACATTGAAATAAACAATCTAAGAGAACCATCAGGCGACACAGCCTTTGATCTAACAATGGCAAATCTAACAAGAGCATTCCATTATCATTCAACTATAGACAACCCAGCACGTTACTATCAGTTAGAAGCAGCCGTGCCAGGTGATCCTCGAACAAGATTGTTTAGAGGTTTTGTTGCTACATCATTCTCACCTGAAACTTGGATAGTTGATACAAGCCTAGTTCCACTACCAACCTGATATTTTTAACAGCATTATCTATTAAGATAATTAGTAGTAATGCTAGAAAATATCTATCAAATTCCCCACGAAGAATCTCTTGCTGTCGATTGGCAAGGTTACGACCTTCAGTACGATCTGCAACTCTATGAGCTAGGACAGGGTCATAGTGAGTTTTTTGTAATCAATCCAAATAACGATATTCCAAAAAAATGGAAAACTGATCTAAAATATTATGTAGAAGAACTACCCGACACTAGGAAATGCATAGTTGTAGCTCATGAAGGTGAATGGATAGCTAAGATATTCAAAGATGGTTGGTATCCCTATCATGGCTACGAAACTGTTGAGATAGTCAAGACTAAACTTGCTTGGACCAGGAACTCGGCCATTGATAAACTAATAACCTATGAAGATGATCCCTTTGGCACCTTTGAACCTAATAAATGGGATAGAAATTATAAGTTAGTATGGTATATAGATCCTAGATTTAATCCATTAGATGATAAAGTATGGGCATTTAGTTGCCAACCCATAGGCAAAGAAATATTAGGTACTAAAGACATGGGTTATGTTGTTCCTGACGTGCTTGTTCAATTCAATGAACATCTGCCTGACCTGGGAGTAGATGCCAACGATTGTTGCCCTCCATTTTATGATCTAGCACACGAATGTGCCTATGAGTTAGATCCTATACATCAAACAAACAATGAACGTCTTTGGGTTATAAAATTTACGCCTATGTGGCGCAGGCCTAAAGAATGGAAATGGTTAGGAACTATTACTCCTGAGTTTACTGTAATATACAATCCCGAGCTACCTAAATTAGATTATGATTTAGATTACCTAATACCTTGGCACGACTTTGACTATGAACATGTTTGGATGCTAGACAGAAAACATTTTAAGGAGGGTGAGGAAGATATATGGGCATTTACTATACAAGTCACAGAAGAATTAGAAGGTAGCAAGATAGTAGACTACATTAGTCCAAATGTTAATATCACTTATAACTCGGACTTGCCTAAATTAGAATACAATGAAGAATACATTGTGCCCTGGCATGACCTAGCCTATGAACATGTTTGGTATCTAGCAACTAATAAAACAACAGAGAAAGTTTGGGCGGTTAGAGCATCGATGTGCAATACTCCTATTGGTGAAAAAGAAGTTGGTACAGTAGTTCCGTTGTTTGAAGATCATCTAGATGTTGTCTTTATATCCTACAAGGAACCAAATGCAGATGAAAACTGGAATCGTGTATTAGAAAAGGCCCCATGGGCAAAACGTGTACATGGAGTTGATGGTATATTCAATGCTCACAAGGCCGCCGCCAAATTAGCAAAGACAGATATGTTCTTTGTAGTTGATGGTGATGCTTGGCTTGTGGATGATTGGCAGTTTGATTTCCAGCCGGGTATCTTTGACAGAGACTGTGCCTATGTATGGTGCAGCCAGAATCCGGTAAATGACTTGACTTATCAAAATGGAGGTGTTAAACTGTTTAATAAGAGTATCCTAATGAAACAAAGAAAATGGACCACTCTTGATATGTTCACGGGCATAATGCCTAAGATAAGCGCCGAAGATAAAATTAGCTGTGTTACAACATTTAACGTAGACGAATTCTCAACCTGGCGTAGTGCCTTTAGAGAATGTGTTAAATTATATAAAAACAATCAAATGGGCAAACTCAATGAATGGTTGAGTTCCGACCCAGAGAAGAAGTTTGGTAAGTATGCGGCCTTGGGTGCAAGTCAGGCCTGTGACTATGCCAGTGAATTTGCAAACGACCATACAGCATTGTTAAAGATCAATGATTACAATTGGTTAAGACAGCAATTTGATTTGCTGAACAAAGGTAAGAATAATGAGTGAAACTCAGCAACAATATATTAAAAAGATTATTTCTATAGTAGATAAAACAAGTCCTACGTTTTGTCTAGCCAAATGGCATCATGTTACTTTGTACTTACAGACAGGTGAAACCCATAGTTGTTATCATCCAGCTCCACATAAGATTGACCTAGCAGAACTTAAAAAGAATCCCAGTGCTCTGCACAATACATCGATTAAAAAACAAGAGCGTAAAGAAATGCTAGAAGGTGTGCAGACTAAAGGATGTCAGTATTGTTGGAACATTGAGAACATGGGTCCAAACTACATCAGCGATCGCCATATTAAGACCGCAAGTATCTTTACAGAAAAACGTTACAAACAAATTATAGATAATCCTTGGGATAAAAATGTAAATCCGGAATATATTGAAGTTAGCTTTGGCAACGAGTGTAATTTTAAATGTGGATATTGTCACCCTAAAGCCAGCAGTCGGTTCTACAATGAGATTAAACAGTATGGTCCGGTAACCTCGGTTAAGAATCATCGTTGTGATATTGATTGGATGGATCTATATGAGAGAGAAGAAAAGAATCCTTATGTTGATGCATGGTGGCAGTGGTGGCCAAAGGTGCGTAAAACATTAGGTATTTTGCGTATTACAGGCGGTGAACCTTTGATGCATACTAGTACTTGGAAGTTATTGAGCAGTCTCAAAGAAGACCCAATGCCCAAACTTGAATTGAATATTAACAGTAACCTAGGTGTAAAGCCTGCTCTAGTTGATAAAATGGTTGAGTATGTAAATCATCTCACAGTGAGTAAAGGCATTAAAAGGTTTAAGTTGTATACCAGTATCGATACGTGGGGTCCTCGTGCTGAGTACATCAGAACAGGTTTAGATTTAAAAATTTGGGAACGCAATTTAGATGCTTATTTGAAAGGCACAGGGCAACCTATTAGCTTTATGATTACATTTAACATCTTGTCTGTAACAACATTTAAGAGCTTATTGGAAAAAATCCTAGAGTGGCGAAGTGTTTATAATCAATTCAACAAAACAGACCAACCTCAGATGGTTAGATTTGATACTCCGTACTTAAAAGAACCTTTACAGTACGACATGAATATTCTTCCTAAAAAAGAGTTTATGAAATATATGAAGGAAAGTCTTAAGTTTATGGAACAGAATGTAGACGACAAGGACCCAACTAAATTTTCAGAAGTTGAGTTTGAAAAGTTTAGACGGGTAGTTGACTATATGGCAACGACTGAATACGACCAAGACAAGATTAGCGAAGGTCAACGTGATTTCTACAATTGGTTTAACGAACTAGACACACGCCGCGGAACTGATTTCGTCAATACTTTTCCAGAGATGGAAAAGTTTTTTAAAAAGTGTAGTAAACTGTAATGAACAATAAAGAATTCTTATTAAACGAAAGTAAAATCTTTTGTATGTTCCCTTGGATGCATTTAAATGTGACTCCGAAAGGCGACATCTATCCTTGCTGTAGTAATAACTATTCTACACCTTTTGGAAGCACCAAAGACACGTCATTAAAAGAAGCATTCAACAGTGATAAAATGAAACAGTTGCGATTGAACATGCTTAACAATGTTAAAAGCAATATATGTGACTTTTGTTACAAACATGAAGAAGTAGGCCCCTATAGTTTTAGAACATATAGTAAGGATCATTGGGCTAAACGATTTGATGAACTTGTTCCAACTACATTAGACGACGGAACTGTTCCAGATTTTAAAATGCATTATTTTGATATTCGATTTAGCAATATCTGTAACTTTAAGTGTAGGACATGCGGTAGTGAATTTAGTAGTCAATGGGCCGCCGAAGATAGACATTATGATAAAAACAAACCAATTGTTATCCACGCAGATGATCATAAAGGAGATCTATTACAAGAAGTATTAGATCATGTAGAACATATTGACCTAGCATACTTTGCAGGTGGCGAGCCATTGATCACTGAGGAACATTATGTTATACTAGAAGAGATGATCAGAAAAGGTAGAACAGATACAGTTTTAAGATACAATACCAATGCCAGTACAATTAAATATAAAAATCATGACATACTCAGTTTATGGAAACATTTTAAAAAGATTGAACTAAGCTGTAGCATCGATCATTACGGTGAACGAGCGGAATGGTTAAGACATGGAACTGATTGGGGCAAGATTGAAAGTAACCTATTAACATTCCGAGATTTAGATTATGTAGTGTTTCAAATTAATACAGTGTTTAGTTTGTTTAACTATCCTACACTTGGGGAATTTTACAATTACTTAAAGAGCAAAAACATTGTACAAACCAATGATTGGTACAATAGCTTGTATCTAGCAGTACATCCTAGTTATTATAGTGCTAAGAGTCTGCCTAAAGAATTAAAACTATTAGCCAAGTCGTCTGCATTAGATCTTGTTAAAAGCCACGGGGCAGAGTTTCCAGGCTTAACTAGATTGATCAATGATGCCATAAGTTTTGCCGACCAGGACAATACATGGAAAGACAGTAAAGATACATTTTTTAAGCACACACGATCTCAAGACATATTAAGAAAAGAAGATTTTTTTAAAACGTTTCCCGAACTAGAAAGATTGCAGGAGTTAGAAGAATAATATGTATGACGTAAAACATTTAATCAAAGAAGGAAAACATTTCTGTGTACTTCCTTGGATACATTTCCATTCTTGGCCTAATGGAAATGTAATGCCCTGTTGCGTTGCAGACAGCAGTAAACCCGTTGCAAAGATTAAGTCAGATGAATCTATTATTCAAATGATGAACAGTGAGGATTTCAAACGCTTGAGACGAGATATGCTAGAAGATAAACCTAGTCCAGAGTGCAAACGTTGTAATGATGTAGAGTTGTTGGGTACTTGGACAATGCGTCAAAGTCATAATAAACGTAGGGGATTTGAATATATTGATATGATTGAAGCTACTAATAAAGACGGTAGCATTGATAATTTTGAAATGCGTTATATGGACATTCGCTTTAGTAATTTGTGTAACATGAAATGTCGTAGTTGCGGCCCAGGATGCAGTAGCCAGTGGGCTCAAGAATATGTTAAGAAAAAATGGGGTATGGATCAGTTAGAGAAACACTTTGGCATGAAGTCTATTGTGGTTAACTCTAACGAAGACCAACTGTTTATGACTAAACTTAAACCTTATCTTAAAGATGTTACTGAAGTATACTTTGCCGGCGGCGAAGTTATCATCACTCCTGAACATTATGAGTGCTTGGACTATTGGATTGAAAACAAATTAACAGATCAAATAGAATTAACTTACACTACAAATTTTAGTGTATTAAAATATAAAAATAGAGATCTGATTAAATTATGGAAGAAGTTTCCTAATTTAAAAATTTGGGCAAGTTTAGATGCAGGCGGCCCTCAAGCTGAAGTTATACGTAACGGCACTGACTGGGAAAAGACTATTAAGAACATTAAGAAATTGCGAGAAGACGTTCCCCATGCAGACTTCCAGATTACTCCTACTATAAGTAACTGGAATGTACATACATTCCCTGATTTCTTTGACAGTTTAATTGAACAAGGCCTATTGGTAATTGATAATCCAAAACGTCCACCTAATCCTAGGTTTAATTTGTTAAGTGATCCGTGGTATGCTAACATTATGATCCTACCAGAAATAGCCAAAGAAAAACTTATTCCACGCTACATTAAGTCGATGGAAAAGTATGCATTTAATAGAGATTTAAAGAATTCCTTCAAAACTGTGGTTTATACACTAATGCGTGGCGAACCCAATAAAGGTGGCATTCAAGAATTTATTAAATATAATGATGAAGTAGATATGCATAGAAAAGAAAAACTATTAGATGTAATTCCAGAATTAAAAGAGGTGTATGAATGGGCAAAGAGTTAATTGAAATTGTTGTAAAGACCAAATATCTTGCAGTAACTTGGCAAGTAAATAATTACTGCAACTTTAAATGTAGTTACTGTAATCCGGGCAACTGGAGCGGTACTGAATCTAACAACGGTAATCTAAGTACGTATCTTTATAATTTAGATACAATCATTTCTAAATATAAAACCGAAGGTTATCAAGACTTTAAATTCTTTTTTAGTGGAGGAGAACCTACAGCATGGCGTAACTTTATTCCAGTCTGCGAATGGTTACGTAAAGAGCTTCCTAACTGTACTATCGCTGTAAACACTAATCTAAGTCGACCGTTGGCATGGTGGAAGAAACATTATCATTTGTTTGATGACATTGTTGCCAGTTTTCACGTTGAGTTTTCAGATAAGAAGGTCTACGAGAAAAACAGTTTATTCTTATGTAACAAGGTAAACTATTTGTCTAGCAAAATGCTTATGCACGATGAAAGATTCTGGGAAGTAGTAGAGTTTGGTGAGCATTTAAAGACTGTACTACCAAATTATTTTATCGAATGGACTCCACTATTTGATGAGATGACCGTTAATGCAGGTCCTTGGGAGTATAAAGATCCTGAAAAGGTTAAGTTCCTAAGCGAACACAATGTTGATACTAAACAAACTGTTGACAAGCCGTCAAAAGAAAATAACTGTATCAGTTATGTTAAATTTAGTGATAAAACTATGACTCACGTGAATAGTAACGATATTATCATTAATAGACAGAATTTCTTCAAAGGATGGAAATGTAATGTAGGCGATTCACTGTTTATTAATCCAGCCGGAGCTATCAGTTTAGCAAGTTGCGGCCAAGGCGGTTATGTTGGCAACATCTTAGGCGATATAAATGATATTGGACCTAAACAAATTGTCTGCGGTAAAGAGCATTGCCACTGCGGCACCGATATTATCATCCCTAAAATTAAAATCACTGAATAATTAATGATGTCTATTAAAGTAGTTTATAACTGGATTGGCCCGGCGGGCGGAATACCCAACGACGAACCCCCTAACTTGATTAACCTTGCGGCAGTTACTGGGTTAACTCAGGTGCAGTCTACTAATTTTTATGTAGATGGTTTGTATAAAAAATTGTTTGATTGTAAAGAATATGAAATTGCTCCCTCGTATATGTTAAAGGAACAGGAGCATTTTGTTTATCCATTTTCTTTAACTTGGCGAATACCTTTTCAACAATATTTCTATAATAAAACTGGACTCCTTGAATGGGGACATGTACCTAAACAAATAACGCATTATGTGCGGGCAAGGAATGGATTCTTTTTAATTGATATGAGCGTAGAAGCATATATTGAAAATCAACACCTGGCTGCATTGCACGGATATTTTAACGATCAGAGAATCCCACTACACAAAATTATATATCTAACAGGTTGCATGAACGCCAACGAGGTGTATTATAAATGGTGTAATAAACATAATATATCGCCTGACTTTAGAAAACGATTAACAATTATTTCTTATCCAATGTCTCAAACTCCTGTTGCGTTACACGCACAAGATCCAAAGAATGAACCTACTTACAATCTAGAACAGATTCCTAGTAAATTATTCTTATCTTGGAATCGTAGATTTCGTCCTCATAGAATAGGATTATCTTTACTATTAGAAGATGCGGGACTAGTCGACAGAAGTTATTTTAGCTTGAATAAAATATCAGACGAGAATTCAAGTGACAGATTTATGGACCATATACATCATGCAGAAAAATTTAAGTTAAATCCGGATGTTGCAGAACGATTAAACAACAAATTGCCTTTAGTAATCGATGGTGAAACAGATATTGGAAAAATGTGCGGCGACTTTGATAATGCAACACGTAAATTTTACCAAGACAGCCTTGTTAGTATAGTATCAGAAACTAACTTTGACTTATCAGAAGTTACCCTAACTGAAAAGTCATTTAAACCAATTAAGGAAAAACACCCTTTCCTTAGTGTAGGAGCACCGGGTACACTGTCTGCCTTGCGAAAAATGGGATTTAGAACATTCAGTGACTTTTGGAGTGAAGAGTATGATACAATGCAAGATCATTGGGGTAGACTAAAAGAAATTGCAAGGGTATGTGTTGAAATTTCTAAATGGGATACTGAGAAAATTTTAGAATTTAGGAAACAGGTACTTCCTATATTAGAACATAACTACAACATTTTAAAAGTTGATACATCTATTAATGTGTCAATGCAAATTGCAGATATAATTCATGGAAAGAAAATGAAAAAAATATTAGTGTGCGGAGCAGGTGGATTTATTGGATCACACCTAGTTAACAATTTAAAAATACAAGGACATTATGTTATCGGTGCTGATTTAAAACGCCCTGAATATATGTCAAGTCAAGCTGATGAATTTCATATAATGGATCTACGGCATAGAGAAAATGTTACAAATTTAATTAAAGAAGACATTGATGAGATTTATCAATTTGCAGCAGACATGGGAGGTGCAGGTTATATATTCACTGGTAACAATGATGCTGATATCATGCATAATTCTTCTATAATTAACTTAAACATATTAGATGAAATGCGAATCAAAAAGATTAAAAAGATTCTTTATAGTTCAAGCGCCTGTATCTATCCTGCACATAACCAAGAAGATTCAAACAACCCTATCTGCAGTGAAGATAGTGCGTATCCTGCTAACCCAGACAGCGAGTATGGTTGGGAAAAACTATTCAGCGAACATCTATATACTAGTTACGCACGAAACTATGGAATAGACATACGTATTATACGTTTCCATAATGTGTTTGGACCCTACGGCTCCTGGAACAATGGCAAAGAAAAAGCGCCAGCAGCTCTATGTAGGAAAGTTGCACAGAGTTCTGGAGAAGTAGAAGTTTGGGGTGATGGGAATCAAACTCGTACCTTCCTTTTCATTGAAGACGCTATTGATGGCATTAATAGAATCATGGCAGGTGAATATAAAGCTCCTTTAAATTTAGGAAGCGGCAGAATGATTTCTATCAACGAGTTGGTTGTAATGATTTCTAGAATTGCAGGCAAAGAAGTAACTATTAAAAATATTAATGGGCCCAAAGGAGTTAACGGTAGGACCAGCGATAATACGCTAATAACCGAAAAACTAGGATGGCAACCACCTGATCGTTTAGAAGAAGGATTGACTAAAACGTATAACTGGATACAAGGTTTGATTTAAAATGTTAAAGGTTTATTTCCTTTCAGCGCATGGCTCCTTTGATATTGAAACAGAACTTAATAACATATATAAATCAAACCCAGATAAAATTATTTGTTATTGTTCTCAGGAATTAGAATATGAAATAATCTTTGGTGAATTCTTTGATAAAGCACAGCCCTGGTTAATATCTAAAAATAAAATTGTTAATTTAGTTACTCCTCACTTAGACAATGTATATGTAAGACTAAACGTGGTGGCAGAAAAGAGTTACGGATTTATATCCGATTACATGTATGATGTAACCTTTAATAGTTATGATGGTGACAGGCCTCCTAGTAATCAAACTACCCCGTATCCAGTAGATTTTGGCAAAATCAATAAATTGTTTACCTGCTACAATAATAATTATAGAGTAGAAAGAGCAATGTTAGTTGATACTTTAGCAAGAGAAGATTTGTTAGACTCTGGTATTGTCACATTCAAAAACCCAGAAGACCATCCAGTTTGGACTTACCATGACGGCTCTAGATTATTTGACGAAGAAGATTTTGAGCTCCATACTAAAAATTACTCGCCAAATATGTTCCCTAAAAGTTTTTTTAACACATTCTTTGATATAGTACCTGAAAGTAGATATGATCCCGGCGAATACTTTATCACTGAAAAAACGTTAAAAAGCATTTTTGCATTCAAACCATTTATTGCATTTAGTTCGACCGGATACCAAAAAGAATATTTAGAAAAATATATAGGACTTAAACCCTACGATGAACTATTTGATTATGGTTTTGATAGCGAACCAACTCTTGTGGGCAGAATAGAAGGAATAGTAGACAATGTAAAACGATTGAATCATTTGTCTTTTAAAGATTTGACTGAATTATATAATCAACTTATTCCTAAATTAATATACAACAAATCTCAAATTGTAAATTTATTTTTTGACAAAGATCGGATAGTGCCAAAATGTGCAAAGTTTTTAATTGACGGCACTGAATATGAAATTTGTTCTGTTAGTGAACCTGCGGTAGTCGCTATGGCAAGGAGATTTAAGTGGACCAGAGAATAAAAAAATATGTGATAGGTTTAGGCTGTAGTTGGACCCAGGGCGAAGGCGGATACCCTGAATACATATGGAAAGAATACAACGGCCGAGTTCAAATTCGTGCCAAGCCAGATGAACATGTAAGGATCTACGAGCATGAAAACAGTTGGGTAAATGTTCTTTGTAGAGATCATATGCCCGACCATACTCCTATCAATCTTGGTGCAAGAGGCATAGGCAATCGTGCAGCCGTTAAACAACTTTATTTCTGTGATACCGTCGATTGGGATAACAGCGAAGGTTATATCATTTTAATGTTAAGTGGTCTAGAAAGGTTTGATTTCTTTTCACAACACCCTTATGGTCCTAATAACAACAACCACAAAGATGGTTATTCAAATGGAGATTTTAGACATTACAAATGGCGTACTATGTGGCCGCATCCTAACGATGGTCCTGAAGGCCCTCTCTGGACTGTATATTTTGAAATGTTGCATAGTGATGAATTTATTGCCTGTGAAACAATGATTGCTTTATTAGAATTACAAGCATTTTGTAAAGCATATAATTTTAAAATAATTGTTGCTAATGCATTTAACAACTATCATCCAAAGGGGTTAGATGAGTTTCTTAGAATACAAACAAAGTCGTTGTTTGATAAGTTTAATTGGAACACTTATCTACATAAAACAACACCATACACGGCGTTTGTACAAAAATTTGTAGAACTCGACGGGCTAATGAATCCAAAAGATTGGGGTGGCCACTATGAATTTTACGAAAAGATGGCCTGGCCACCAAAATATCTAACAAATTGTATCCATCCTAATGTAGATGGATACAAAGTTATAGCAGAAGAACTACATAAGTTCATTAAAAGTAATGCCGATTAAATCTATAATAGACCGCGGGATTGTAGGATGTTTACCAACCAGTACTAGAAGTGATAAGATATTAACTGCTGTTGATCTGCAACGAAATATGTTAAATTCAATAGTAGAACAAATAGATCATTCGTTTTTTACCAATGACAATTTAGTTTTCAACACTACACACTTAGATGTTGTAATTGGACCAAATCGCCCACTTGATGAGTTTGCAAATTACATTCGTTCAAATAATAAAATAGATAATGTATTCTTAATCTCATTAATTGATGATATTAATGATCCATTTGAAATAATGATACATAATCGAAAGTTAAATGTAATTCAAATAGGATATATTAATAATGAAAAATTCAAAGATTATTATGTTCCAGTACTTTCTATATTAATAAAATATCTATTTGAAAATTATAATGAAAAGGATATTTTACTAGATACACAAGATCCTGTAAAATATCTTTGCTATCAAAATAAACCTCATTTTCATCGACAGCTGTTAACACATAAACTCATCAAATCTAATCTCTTAGGTAAAGGTACAGTTACTTTAAATCAAGGAGACTATGAATTTTCCAACCTGTATACTTTATCCTCTAAAGATGACCAAAAAAATTTAAACAAAGAAGATCCTTTTACATTGGGTCCAATGTCTACCTGGAAGAAGTGTTTTTTAAATGTAATTTCAGAGACTAACCTTACCAATAAATACTTCATTACTGAGAAAACTTATAAACCTATATTGGGTTTACGACCTTTTATTTTATTTGGAAATCCTGGTATATTAAAATATTTAGAAGGTGCTGGCTTCTATACCTTTGAAGAATATTGGAACGTAAATTTTAGAGAGCAAACAACTGAAGAAGAAATCGCTAATGCAACAGT